CGCGGTCCGGTTCACTGCCGGCCTTGCCCCGGATTGGGACCACCTGCCCGAGCCATTGCGCCACGGCATCATCCGCCTCGCCGCGCACCAATACCGCAGCCGCGATACCACCGGCGCCGAGCCGTTGCCGCCCGCCTCGGTCGCGGCGCTGTGGCGGCCGTGGCGGCGGCTGCGGCTGGGATGATCAGCGCCAGCCCCCAGCCGCCGTTCGACGAATGGGTGGCCGCGATCGAGCAGCAGTTGCGCGCCGCGACCGAAGCGCAGGCCCAGAATGCCAGTCTGGCGCGCGGCGCCGACCCGATGCGCTGGCGCCGCCCCAGCCTGTTGTGGCCCACTTTCACCAAGGGATGAGACAATGGAAGTAGCCCTGCGTGCGGCGCTGGTCAGCTGGCTGGCCGCCGATACCGCGCTGTCCACCCAACTCAACGCCATTACCGAGGAAGCGCCGGTGCGCGCCAGCCTGCCCTGGCTGGCAATCGCCGCCAGCGCCAGTGCCGATTACAGCACCAAGACCGAGGTCGGCCGCGAGATCCGCGTGGCCTTTGAACTGCACTGCCGCGCCGATCAGCCCGGCACCGCCGCCCCGCTGGCCGCCGCCATCGAGGCGCGGATCACCAGCCTGCCGCACAGCCAGAGCGGCTTCCGGGTGGTCGCCCTCAACTTCCTGCGCTCGCGCGCCGAGCAGCGGCCCGACAATCTGCGCTCGATCCTGATCGAATACCGTTTTCGCCTGATCGCCAACTGATACAGCTTTGGAGAACCGATATGAGTGCCCAATCCGGCGCTGCCTTCCTGCTCAAGATTTCCGACGGAGCCACCCCGCCCACTTTCCAGACCGTCGCTGGCCTGCGCACCACCCAGCTTGCAATTGCCGGTGAGGCAGTGGTGATCACCAGCAAGGATTCGGGCGGCTGGCGCGAATTGCTCTCGGGCGCGGGGGCGCGCTCGGTTTCGGTCAGCGCGGCGGGGATTTTCCTCGGCAGCGCGGGCGAAACCCAGATCCGCAACAATGCCATGAGCGGCACGCTCGACACCTATCAGCTGAGCTTCGAGGACGGCACGCGGTTGCAGGGCCGGTTTCTGGTCCAGAAGCTGAACTACGCCGGCGATTTCAATAACGAGCGCAGCTACACCCTGCAGCTGGAAAGCTCGGGCGCGGTGGTGGCGGCGTGAGCCTTGCCGCCAACCCCTGGCGCGGCGAGGCGAGCGTGTTGCTTGGCGGGCGCGAGCGGGTCTTGCGCCCCAGCTTTGCCGCGCTGGTGGGCGCCGAGGAAGAGCTGGGCTCGCTGCTGGCGCTGGTCGAGCGCGCGGCCGCCGGCCAGCTGCGGCTGGCCGAAGTCGCCGCGCTGTACTGGCACTGCCTGGCCGAGCGCGAGGGGCTCGACCGCGAAGGCATGGCAGAGGAATTGCTCGGCCTTGGCCTCGCCAAAATGACCCAGCCGCTGCGTCAGCTGATCGAGCAGATCATCCAGGGCGCGCGATGAATGCTGTGCCCGATCCGGCGCCATCCTTCGGGTCCGCCGCGCGGCGGCTGGCCGGGCTGACCGGGCGGCTGTTCGGCTGGCGCCCGCAGGAATTCTGGCAGGCCACCCCCGCCGAATTGCACGCGCTGCTCGACCCCGATGCAGGCGCCCCCATCCACCCACTCAGCCGCGGCGAACTTGCCCGGCTGCTGGAGCGTGAACCATGAGCACTTCGCGATACACTTCGGCATCAAGCGGCAGCCCGGCCGCCAGTCAGAGCGTGCTGATCGACGTGCGCGCCAGCACCCAGAACTTCGCGCAGGATCTGGCCGCGATGCGCAGTGCCTTCGACGGCACAGTCGTCAGCGGCTTTACCAGCGCCGGATCGGTGCTGGAAAATGCGCTGGTTGGCGCGGTGAAGAAGGGCAGCAGCAGTTTCGTCGATCTGGAATCGACCGCCACCCGCGTCATCAACAGCATCGCCGCGAACGCCGTGCAAAGCCTGTTTGGCAATCTTTCGGGCGGCAGCGGCGGCGGCACGACTGGCCTTGGCGGCCTGATCGGAGGTCTGTTCGGCCTGCCGGGGCGGGCGACCGGCGGACCGGTCTCGCCCGGGCAGGCCTATGTAGTGGGCGAGCGGGGGCCGGAGCTGTTCGTTCCGACCTCGGCCGGTTCGGTTGCCGCCAACGCAGGCCTTGGCGCGCCAGCGCAGGATGTGCGGGTAGCGATCACAATCAACGCGCCCAGCGGGGCCGATGCGCCACAAGCCCTGCAACGGTCCAGCCGGCAAGTCGCGGCTGCCGTCCGCCGCGCGCTGACCCAGTACTGAAAAGGAAACAACCATGGCCTTCTGGCTTGCCGGCAAACGCACCCGGCAGACGGCTGACTGGATCCAGCGGTTCGATCCGCGCTTCTGGACGGTGAATTTCCCGCGCCCGATGATGGCCGCGCTAACGACCCCGGCGGCCGATACCCTGCGAGTCGATCTGGAATTTCAGACCAAAGGCGACCTTGCCGGCTTGATCTGGGACAGCGTCGACAGGTTCGACCATCCGTTGCTGGGCTATGCCACCAACACCAACTATTCGCGCACCACGCTCAGCTTCCACTGGCGCTCGACGGGGATCATCGCGCTCGACGCGGTCAACGGCCCGACCTTGACGATCGAGGGTCAGGATACCGGCGGCAATCCGCACACCTGGTATGTCCGTCTGTGGAACTATGCCGTCGGCAGCCCGACCGATGCCATCATTACCCTGCCCTTCTCGACGTTGGCCGGAGGCTGGGTTCCGGAACCGGGCGCGGGCGCGGTGAACCCGGCGGCGATTGACCGCATGTTCATCTCGATGGTTCCGCCAAGCTATGCCGCAGGCAGCACCGAGGCGCTCTCGGCCCCGGCCACCGGGTGGGTCGAGCTGACCACCATGCGCTGCGACGGACAACACGCAATGCTGGAGATCGGAGACGCAGTGGTACCACCGCATGGCCTGGCAGCTGCGACCGCCTACGACGATTGCGTCAACCAGAGCCCAGCGCGGGTCATCCGAAACCTGCGCCATCTCGGCTATCGCGGCAGCGTGCTGCACTACGTGGGGATGAGCCATTACTTCCGCCTGGCAGCCGTTGGCAGCGGCTTTCAGGTGCAGACCAGCGGCGATCCGCTCTGTGGGCCGGCGCGGGCTTGGCACAGCGATTTCCTGACCAAGTGCGCCACCGCTGGTCTGTCGCCGATCCTCTCGCTTTCCTTCGAGGTGCTGTCCCAAAATTGCCCGGATAGCTGGCAGCAGCGCGCCGCCAATGGCGATCCGGCCCGCACTGGCTGGGTGCCGCCATCCACTCTGCTTTCGCCTGCCTCGACCACAGCGATGGGCTGGCTGCGGGCAGTCGCCAGCGGGCTGGTCGGGCTGATGGTATCGGCGGGACTTCCGGTGCGCATTCAGATCGGCGAGCCGTGGTGGTGGACCATGCCCGACGGGCGGATCTGTCTCTACGACGATGCCGCAAAGGCCGCGCTGGGCGGCAACCTGCCGGCGATCAACGACATGCGCGCGCCGTTGAGCAGCGCGCAGAAGGCGACGCTCGATGCTGCCGGCAGCCTGCTGGCCGCCGCGACTGCCGCGCTGGCTGGCGCAGTCCGGTCGGCCGCCGCGCCGCATTCTGCGGAAGTCTTGCTGCTGACCTTTCTGCCAACCGTGCTAGACCCTGCCATGCCCGAGGCCCGGCGCGCCAACCTGCCGACCGGCTGGGCTAGCCCGGCTTTCGACCGGCTGCAGGTAGAGGATTATGACTGGCTGACCGCCGGGGCCGATGGGGCCCGTCTGGCCGCGTACCAGACCATCAACACCCGGCTGGGCTATGCGCCTGCGGCACAGGATTATCTGGCCGGCTTCGTCGCCGCGTCCGCGCAGACCGACCAGTGGCTGCGGATCGATGCCGGGATCGACGAGGCGCAGGCGCGTGATGCCCACGAGGTGTTTGTCTGGGCCATGCCGCAGATTTGCCGCGATGGCTACGTTCGCATTCCAACCAGCGAGGAACCTTCCGACATGCAGGCATTCGACGATGTCGCCTATCCTCTGGCGCTTGGCCGCGACGCGACGGTCACGCCCGAATTCTCGACCAGCATCTCGGTCACAGCTTCGGGCTTCGAGCATCGCAACAGCCTGTGGTCGAACGCGCGGTTGCGGTTCGATATCGGGCCGGGAATCCGCTCCGAAGCCGAACTGGGCGAATTGATTGCTTTCTTCCGAGCCCGGCGCGGCGCGGCCCGGGGCTTCCGGCTGCGCGATCCTTCCGATTTCAGCTCGAACGCGATGGTCTCCGCCCCGACGGCGACCGACCAACTGCTGGGCATTGGCGATGGCATGACAACGCGCTTTGCCCTGATCAAACGCTATGGCGCGGACGACACCGCGGACGCGGCCCAGCGGCGGCGGATCACCCGGCCCGATGCCGCGACAGTACTCGTCAGTCTGGGTGGTGC